AACACCAACAGAGAATTCCGAAGCAACCGCTGAGGATACAACAACACAGGAGGACAAAGTGTCTGATACAACTTCAGATGCTCCTATCGCAACCGAAGCGGTAGAAGCTGCAAAGTCTGAGCCTGTGGTAGTCGTAGCAACTCAATCAGTTGCTTACACAAAGCCACGCTCACCAATCAATTCAAAAGCAACTTATTTGGAGCACTCAGTTCGTGCTGCATTAGGTTCAGAGGAAAGCCGTCAATATGTAATGGCTGCTGACACAACTGGAAACAACTCTGGTTTAATTCCAACCCCACAATCAACTGAAATCATTAATGGCATTTCAAATGCTGATCGTGGTTTGATTGATGCTCTATCTCGCGGAGTTCTACCAGCATCAGGAATGACTTTTGAAATTCCTAAGATCACAACTGCTCCAACAGTTACACTTGAGGCAGAAGCAGCAGCAATTGACACAACCGATCAAGCATCATCTTTCGTATCTGTTGATGTAAAGAAGTTTGCTGGCGGACAAACATTTTCAGTTGAACTTCTTGATCGTTCATCACCTGCATTTTTTGATGAATTAGTGCGTCAAATGGAATTTGCTTATGCAAAGACCACAGATGCATATGTTGCAACAATTCTTGGCAACTCATGCTCATTAGCAGCAACTGCAAAAGACAACACAGCAGCTGATTTGCTTGGATATGTTTCACAAGCAGCAGCATCTGTTTACTCAGGCTCACTAGGATTTGCTCGCAACTTAATTGTTAACAGCACTCAATGGGGCAACATTATGGGCTACAACGACAGCGGTCGCCCAATCTATAACGCATCACAACCACAAAACGCAGGCGGAGCAGTTTCTGCTCAATCACTTCGTGGAAATGTTGCTGGCTTGGATCTTTATGTTTCTCGCTCACTTGATGGTTACACAACTGGAGATCAGTCAATGATCGTTGTAAATCCAGATGCATTCACTTGGTATGAGAGCCCACGCTTACAACTTCGTTCAGACATTACAGCAACTGGTCAAGTATCTGTTGCTTACTATGGCTATGGCGCATTGGCAGTAAAACTTGCTGGTGGCGCAGTTTGGTTCAACAAGAACTAATTAAGCCCTTAATGCCTACTGGTGCTCCCGCTGGTAGGCAGCTATAAATGGGAGATCAAAAGGAGATGACATGCCAACCATTATTACTGCCAGTCAGTTGAGAAGTGTGCTTGGCGTGTCATCTGCTTTATACGATGATACTTACTTAAATCAAATTATTGATACAGCAGAAACTGTTATTCTGCCAATGCTTGTCACATTTAAAAGCCCAATTCAATCCACAGTATTGTCAGACAATGTTGCTACATTTACCACACTTGGAATTCATGAATTTACAGAAGGGCAATCAGTTGTCATCACAGGATGCGGAACACCTTACAACGGAACAAGAGTTGTGCTGGCAGACAATCTTGGACAATATACCTTTTCGCAATCGATCACTAATGCCGATATACTCCAGGCTAATGTCATCCCATCAGGAATTGCTGCCCTTTCTGGCGCATCAACTTATGTTGGAAATGCAGCTGTTCAATCAGCCGTCTATACAGTTTCAGTCGAAGTCTTCCAAGCAAGACTTGCAGGCGGAGGACAAATAGAGGGTGTCGATTTTACCAGTACGCCATTCCGCATGGGGAGATCGCTCTTCAATAAATGCGTTGGGTTATTAAGCAGTTATATTGACACCGAAAGCATGGCTCAATAGTGGCTAATGAAACAATCCTTCAACAGGTTCGAACACCTTTAGCAACTGCTTTATCTAGCGTTGCTGGCAATGTTTATTCTTTTGTGCCAGAAACAGTTATTCCACCAGCTGTGGTCGTTGTGCCAGATAGTCCATATTTAGAATTTGAAACAATTAGCAAATCAAACATTCGCGCAAAGGTCAATATGACCATCACAGTTGCAGTTGCATATAACAGCAACCCAGCATCGCTCGACAATATCGAGCAGCTAGTCATAAGTGTTCTGGCAGTCATTCCAAATGGATATATTGTCAGCTCGGTCGAAAGACCAACAGTAACCACAGTTGGAGCAAGCACGCTGCTAATCGCAGATGTCAGAGTCAGCACCTACTACACACGAACAATCTAAGGAGAAATCATGGCAACCCAAGTAATTACTGGTCGCGATGTTTCGCTGTCTTTTTCAGGTTCTCTCGGAACAGACATCGATGCGCAAGCACTTTCAGCGACTTTGACCAAAACAATTGATCGCCAAACATATCAAACACTTGATGGTGAGGCTTACAAAACTACAAATGTTGAAGCAGAATTCACAATGGAGATTTTGGCAGACTGGGGCAAGACAAGTTCAGTATGCGAGGCTCTATGGGCAGCAGCAGACAATTCACCAGATACAACTTTTACAATTACAATGACTGTGAATACTGGACATACTTTCGCATTTGATTGCTTACCAGCTTACCCACAACCAGTTGGCGGAACAGCACCAGATGCACAAACTGCAACATATACTTTCAAAGTATCTAAAGGCGCAGTAACCGAAACACTATAATAAAAAAACGGGAGCAAAAAAATGAAGTTACCAATTACAATTGAATATAACTCAGGCGAGCAAGCAACTTATATTGCCCAACCGCCTGAGTGGGCTAAGTGGGAGAAATCAACTGGTCACACCATAAGCCAAGCAAAAGAAAAACTTGGAATGTGGGATCTGATGTTTTTAGCATACAACGCTCACAAGCGCGAAGCTGCTGGAAAACCAGTTAAACCATTTGAGGCTTGGATGGAAACTATCGCCGATGTAATTGTCGGTGATGCAGACCCAAAAGCCACCCCGCAGGAAGCCTAAACAGATTATTGGTTGAGTTAGCAATTGCTACTCAAATACCAATGAGCGAATGGGTTGATGCAGACGACATTTTGACAGCTATAGAAGTATTGGAGGCGAGGTATGGCAAGTGAAACCATTGCTTACAACAAATCCGATCTGCGCGATATTTACAAAGCGTTCAAACTTATGGATGATCAGGCTACTGAGGAAGCAAGAGCGCAATCTGCTGCTTTGGCGTATTTTGCATCTGAGGAAATTAAGCAAGCAGCTGGACAAAGAACAAAGTCTGGCAAAGTTGCGCAAAGGGTTGCCGATGGAGTTAGCATCAAAAAATCCAGCAAAATTGGCGAGTTCAGTTATGGTTTCGCACGCCAGAAGTTTTCAGGTGGGGCTACAACGCAAACCTTATGGGGTGGTGTTGAGTTTGGATCTAATAAGTTCAAACAGTTCCCTACATATTCAGGACGGCAAGGCAGAGGTTCGCGTGGATGGTTTATCTATCCAACCCTTCGCAGAATTCAGCCTGAATTGATTGATAAGTGGGAACAAAGTTTCAATCGCATTATTAAGGAATGGGTGTAATGGCTACTGGTAATCGCACGCTTAAACTCTCAATCCTTGCCGATGTCGATGATCTTAAAAAGAAATTAGGCGAAGCTGATAATGCTGTTGAAAGCAACGCAAATAAGATTTCAGAGTTCGGAAAGAAGGCTGCTGCTGCTTTTGCAGTCGCTGCTGCCGCTGCTGTTGCTTATGGCACTAAATTAGCCGTTGATGGTGTCAAGGCTGCCATTGAGGATGAGCAAGCGCAGTTAAGGTTAGCAAGTGCTTTAAAGACCGCCACAGGGGCTACTGATGCCCAAATAAAGGCAACTGAGGACATGATCTTGCAAACATCCCTTGCCACAGGCGTTGCTGATGATCAATTAAGACCAGCATTCCAAAGACTTGCTGTATCGACCAAAGATACTGTTGAAGCGCAGAAATTGTTAAACCTTGCCTTAGATATTTCTAAAGGAAAAGGAATTGAATTAGAAACAGTTGCAAATGCATTAGGTCGTGCTCAGGATGGCAATACCACAGCTCTTGGCAGACTAGGACTTGGATTATCTAAAGCCGAACTTGCAACCCTTTCATTTACAGATGTTCAAACAAAGTTATCTGATTTGTATGGTGGCGCAGCAGCTGCAAATGCTGAAACTTTCCAAGGCAAAATTGATCGCTTAAAGGTTGGATTTGATGAGGCTAAGGAAAGTCTAGGCGTTGCTTTATTGCCACAGGTAGAAAAGTTTATTACATTCTTAAATCAGACTGGCATTCCAACCTTAAACGCTTTTATTGCAGGCTTAAC